AGTAGCCTACCATTACAAATCAGATGATAATTGGGTCTTTTATATTTTAGATCACATTAGTCTTTTATCTAGTGAGACAGCAGCAGATACAAAAATGCGCCTCACTCCCTATCAGACTATAGATTATATGGTAAAAGACATTGTATTAGATTTATTCTCTAAAAGGTTTAAGATGGCCAATATAATTGTACATCAGCAAACTCCTTCTTCAGAAAGAGCCCAGTATACTAATAGAGGTGCTTTGATTGAAGAAATGTTAGAACCTTCTCTAGAAGAATTACATTTAAACAAAGGTGTGCAACAAGACTACGAGGTAGTCTTAGGATTATTTAATCCATCTAGATATAATATACCTGCACATAACGGGTATGATATATCGATTCTAGGTCAAAAGTATCGTTCTTTAATGTTTTTGAAGGATCGACATTTTGGCTTGGAGAACTCTTGCGTAGGATTATACTTTAATGGTGCGAATGGTGAGTACTTAGAATTACCAAGACCAGAAGAAATGAATAACCCTACAAAAGGATATTACGAGCACTACTCAAAATTATGACGAATAAATTAAAAATAGTATACGAAG